ATTTATAAACGACAAGGAAACTTTACCGAAGACAGACGAGGAGCTTCAGTTGTACATGGAATTGGAATACAAGCCGGGGATAGAAATAGCTGAAGAAATAGCTATACAAACCGTGTTTAATGAGAATCATTACGAAGACATAGCTAAGAGGTTTAAATACGACTTGGTCGTCTTAGGTATGGGTGCTCTTCGCCATAGATTCCTAAGAGGTGGCGGTATAGATATTTCTTATTTAGATCCAGCTAGGGTTATACATAGTTATACAGAGGATCCAATGTTTAAGGATTGCTATTATTGGGGAGACGTTGAAACAGTGCCTGTATCGGAACTTGTAAAGATAGACCCTGATTTAACCAATGAGGATCTAGCAAAATTAAAGTCTTATTCTCAAGCATGGATGAGAGAGTTCCCTACAGAAAGAGATAGACAGAACTCTGAACTTTCAAGCGAGACAGTTACACTCATAAACTTCTCATACAAGACTACTAAGAAGTATGTATATAAGAAGAAGAAGGTTTCCGACGATGCTTCCAGAGTTATAAGAAAAGACGATGACTTTAATCCGCCTCAAGAAATGATGGAGGAAAGAGGGTTTGAGAAAGTTGAAAAGAGAATCGAAGTTTGGTATGAAGGGATTATGGTCGCAGGTACTAATTTTATCTTGAAATGGGAACTTCAAGAAAATATGGTTAGACCTAAGTCAGCATCTCAACGTGTGATGTCGAACTATGTTGCATGCGCCCCTAGATTGTATAAAGGAGCTATTGATTCTATCGGGTTAAGGATGATCCCTTTTGCTGACATGTTGCAGTTAAACCACATGAAGTTTCAGCAGGTATCTAGTAAAATGGTTCCTGACGGAGTATTCATTGATGCTGATGGTATAAATGAGGTAGACCTAGGAACTGGGGCTGCTTATAATCCAGAAGACGCTTTAAGGCTTTACTTCCAAACAGGTAGTGTTATTGGTAGAAGTTACACGCAAGATGGAGACTTCAACAATGCTAGGACTCCTATTCAGGAATTAACCAAGTCTAGTGCTGGAGGTAAGATTAATTCTCTTATTGCTCAGTTCAATCATTACTTGAACCTTATGAAGGGAGCTATAGGAGCCAATGACTCTATGGATGCTTCTACACCGCACAAGGATGCATTAGTTGGTTTACAGAAGATGGCAGCACTATCATCAAATGTAGCTACCAGACATATATTGGAGGGGTCTATATTTATAACAAGAACATTAGCTGAAGGTCTCTCATGTAGAATTTCTGACTTATTAGAGTACTCAGATTACAAAGAGGAGTTTATAAATAAGATAGGAAAACAAAACGTTTCTATTCTTGAAGATGTAAAAGACTTGTACCTTTCCGACTTTGGTATATTCATAGAGGTATCTCCAGATGAAGAGCAGAAGCAAAAGCTAGAGGAGAATATACAAATCGCCTTGAGAGAAGGTGGTATAGATCTTGAGGACGCTATTGATATCCGAGAAATAAACAACATAAAGTTAGCCAACCAGTTACTAAAAGTTAAGAGAAAAAGAAAGCGTGACTATGACCAGCAAATAAAAGAGAAGGAACAGCAGTCTATCGCTCAAATTCAGATGCAGCAGCAACAGATGGCTGCTCAGAACGCTGCTCAAAAGGTACAGATGGAGGCTCAAGCTAAGATTCAAGTTAAGAACGCTGAAGGTGATAACGAGATAAGAGTTCTAGAGAGACAAGCTCAACTCAAGTTCGATCTGATGCAGAAAGAGTTCGACTTAAACACTAGATTAAAGTCTATGGAGATGCAAGTAAAACAATCATTGGAGGATAAAAAGGAGAAGTCTAAAGACAGAAGACAGCGTGAGCAGGCTACTATGCAGTCAAAGATGGTAAGCCAAAGAAAGTTCGACCTACCTTCTTTAAATTTTGAATCTAACGAGGACTCTTTAGATGGCTTTGATCTAGCTGAATTCGACCCAAGATAGACCGAAAAATATAATAAATATTATTTTTAACTTTGTAAAAATCAAATCAAATGAAAATTCAAGTAAAAGCTGTAGACTCAGTTAATGAAAAGTCAAAGCAAGAGTTAGAGAGGGAAATTATTGAGGATCACGCTGCTAGTCAAAACGACAACCAAGATAACGACCAAGATAACGACCAAGATAACGACCAAGAAGGTAACCAAGAAGGTAACCAAGAAGGTAACCAAGGAGCAGAAGATAATATTGCTCAAGCAGAGATTAACGAAGAATCCGTAATGAGCTTCATTAAGGAGAAGTACGGAAAAGAAATAGAATCGATTGATTCATTATTTGCTAGTGAAGCGTCACCAAGCAATGAAATTCCTGAAGATATATCCAAGTTCATTCAGTACAGAAATGAAACTGGAAGAGGGATGGAAGACTATATGAGGTTGAATGAGAACTTTGACGAGATGAATGACAATTCATTGTTGTCTAGGTTTTACGCTGAGACTGAAGATGGTTGGGACCAAGAGGATATTAATGGATACATCGAAGACAACTTCGCTTACGACGAAGATCTAGATGAAGATTCATTAATCAGGAAAAGACAAAGAGACAAGAAGAAAGAAATAGTAAAGGCTAAGAAATACTTCGAAGGTCAGAAGGAGAAATACTATACTCCATTAGAGTCTAATGGATCAAGTGCTCCAGATGATCCAGAGTATCTAGCCTTTAAAGAGCAAATGAGTAACGCTAAGACTCAACAAGAGCAGGCAGCTAAAAAAGCTGAATGGTTTAAGAGTAAGACAGACGAGTTGTTCAGTAATGAATTCAAAGGTTTTGAATTCAGTATTGATGACAAGAAGTTTACCTATCCGATACAAGAGATTGACAAAGTTAGAGAGAGTCAAAAAGACATCAGTAACTTTATATCAAAATTCTTGAACGACGATGGGTTGATGGAAGATACGACTGGATACCATAGAGCGTTATCAATTGCAATGAACCCAGAAAAATACGCTAAGTTCTTTTATGAGCAAGGTGTTTCAGACACAGTATCCGAATCGGCTGCTGAAGATAAAAACATCACGTTAGGAGCTAGACGTAAACCTGAGACTCAAGTGGTAGGGAAAACAACAATAAGAGCCGTATCAGATCCATCAGGACGTGGGTTGAAATTTAAAAAATAATAACCTAAAACAAAAAGAAAATGGCAGGATCATTATCGGTTGGAGGAGTAAATCTTCAACCATCATCAGAACAAGTGGCATTGTCCACAAACTACATCACTAACTTTAATTTCTTAGATCAGTATCTTCCTGATACTTACGAGAAGGAATTTGAGCGTTACGGAAACAGATCAGTATCTGGATTCATGAGACAAGTTGGTGCAGAATTACCGTCTACATCAGACCTTATTAAGTGGGCTGAACAAGGACGTTTACACACGAAGTATATTGACGTAAATGCAGATAGTGCAGCAGGAGCCGATACAGCTACATTTACTGTTAATGATACATTAGATCCGGGTACTGGAAGTATCGCTGTCAGAGTAGGTCAAACAGTTCATATCTCTGACAACGCAGGGTTAGGATCTAATAAAGCTATCGTTACTTCGGTTGACACAGGAGCTGGGGAATTTGTTGTGGCATTCTACGAAGCTGCTGGTCAAGATTTCGCTTTAAACTCTACGTGTACTGTATTCGTTTACGGTTCAGAGTTCAACAAAGGTACTAATGGAATGGTAGGCTCATTAGAGGCTGACGACTTAATCCTTGATAACAAGCCAATAATCATCAAAGACAAATATGAAGTTTCTGGATCAGATATGGCTCAAATCGGATGGGTAGAAGTTACTACTGAGAATGGAGCAACTGGTTACTTATGGTATTTGAAGTCTGAGCATGAGACTCGTATGAGATTCGACGACTACTTGGAGACTTCAATGATCGAAGCTGTACCAGCGGAAGCTGCTTCAGGAGCTTTAGTTACAGCAGGTGTTGATGGATCAGACGGTGTATTCTACTCTGTTAACGACAGAGGTAACGTATGGTCAGGTGGTTACCCAACTACTTTGTCTGACTGGGATACAATTGTAGCTCGATTAGATAAACAAGGTGCTATCGAAGAGAATGCGTTATTCGTGAACAGAGCTTTCGGATTCGCTATCGATGACATGTTGGCTGACCAGTCTACAACTACTGGAGCTTCATTCGGTTTGTTTGACAACGACAAAGACATGGCCTTGAATTTAGGATTCTCAGGATTCCGTAGAGGTTACGATTTCTACAAGACTGACTGGAAATACTTGAATGACGAGTCAATGCGTGGAGGTTTATCTTCAGGAATTGTTAGCGGATTGTTGGTACCAGCAGGTACAACTTCTGTATACGACCAAGTGATGGGTAAAAACGCAAAGCGTCCATTCTTACACGTTCGATACAGAGCTTCAAAAGCTGAAGACAGACGATACAAGACTTGGATCACTGGATCAGCAGGAGGAGCAGCTACAAGCGATCTTGATGCAATGGAAGTTAACTTCCTTTCTGAAAGATGTGTTTGTACTTTAGGAGCAAATAACTTCGTATTATTCGAAGGATAATATACCTAAAAAACAACAGGGGCTAGGGAGTGATCTCTAGCCCTTATTTTAAATCAAGTAAAATCAAAATAAAATGAATAGATCAAAGAGAAACAAACCAAAAGATTTAACGTTCGTAATGACTAGAAAGAATCCACCACTAAGTTGGATGGTAAATTCTAGAAACACTACAGCGAATCCTCTTCACTACTACGATGAAGAGAACAACGAGAACAGAGTCCTAAGGTATGCTAGCAATCAAAAGAGTTGTTTTGAAGACGAGCAAGACGGTACAGCCATTATAGAGCCAATCATTTTCAATGATGGTATGCTTCAGGTGCCAAAAACAAATCCAGCACTTCAACAGTTTTTACAGTTACACCCTAAGTTTGGGAAAGACTTCGTTATCCAAGATAAGGAGAAAGACGCTCAGGCTGAATACGAAGAACTAGAGAAGTCAAGTACAGCTACTGAGATGGCTAGAAAGTTAGATATCGATCAGAAGCTTATGATTGCCAGAGTACTTATGGGGTCTAACACTGACAAGATGACGTCTAGCGAAATTAAGAGAGACATCTTGGTGTACGCTAAAAACAACCCAGATGAGTTCTTACAAGCAATTGATGACTCAGACTTAGAGGTTATGGATATTGCTGCTCAAGTATTCCATAAAGGATTCTTGACTACACGAAGAAACGACACTGAGATTTGGTATAACCTAGATTCAAACAAAAACAAACTCATGAACATTCAATATGGTGAAAGCCCTGTTGAAAGGTTAGGTAAGTTTTTGAAGACAGACGAAGGTTTAGAAATCTTAGAGCTGTTAAAATCCAAGGTATCGGAAGGCTAACATGATAGTCATATAAACATTAAGTAGGGCGAAAAAACATTCGCCCTATTTTTTTTCTTATATTTGCTGTAAAACTACCTGATGATAAACTCAGTAAGAAATACGGTACTATCCATATTAAATAAGAATAACTACGGCTATATAAGCCCAGCAGACTTTAATCTGTTTGCTAAACAAGCTCAGATAGAAATATTCGAGAAATACTTCGACAGATATAACAAGCAGATAACGAAGGAGAACGCCAGACGGTCAGGAACAGGTTACGCTGACATTACAGGAGCACTGGGAGAGACTATAGAAAGATTTTCAAA